CAGGTAACTTGTACTTCGGTAACTTCAGCGACTTAATGGTAGGCTTCTTCGGCGGCTTAGACATTGTTGTTGACCCATACACTGCAAGCACAACTGGGACAGTTCGTGTGGTAGCATTGCAATCTTGTGATGTTGCAGTACGTAATGCCGTGTCATTTGCATACGGTAACGACGGAGCCTAATCCGTTTAAGCCACCCCTTAGGGGGTGGTTTTCTACTAGGCTTTTATTAAGAGCTTAGCAGAAAACCAAAGGAGCTAATATGAAATATTTAGTTTTAAGAGGCGTAGTTGTTAACGGTAAACCTCATCAGCCTGGAGACGTTGTAGAGCTGGAAGGTTCTTTAGTTAACGAGCTACTCGGCTACAATAAAATTGCACCTTATACTGAAAAATCTGTTCCTAAGCAGACTGATCGTTCGGTAGGTTTGGATGAAGAAACTAAGCCTAAGACTAAGACTAAGGCTAAACCAAGAGCTAAGAAGAGCACTAAATAGTGGCAGTTGAAACAGCAGATGACAGATCCTACATGCTCGCAGACTTCGGTCTGGTAGCTACCTATACGCCATCCGGCGGGCAAGGTGTGTCTATTACAGGCATTTTGGATAACGACTATGAAGCTACCGACCTCGGTGGCACAGTATCATTTGCTGTTCAGAAACCTAGGTTCTTATGTAGAACTGCCGATCTACCTGTTGCTGCTGAAGGTGATTCTTTGGTTATAGAGGGAGTTTCTTATATTATTCGCGTCGTCATGCCTGATGGTACGGGTATGACTGAGCTACTGCTTGAGGTTCAATAATGGCTCACGTCAGAAAGCAAATCAGAGACGCTATAACTTCAGCTTTAACTGGCTTAACTACTACTGGTCAAAATGTATACCAGACACGGATTTATCCGTTAGCTAGCTCTAAACTACCAGGCTTAGCAATTTATACTAAAGCCGAAAATTCTTCTTATGATACTATTGGCCCTAACCGTACTATTAATAGAGAATTGACTTTAAACGTCGAAGTGTATGCTAAAGGTACTTCAAACTACGATAACATATTAGACGACGTTGCTAAAGAGGTTGAGGTAGCTATTTCGGCAGATCCGACTTTGGGCGGACTTGCTAAAGACTCTATGGTCATTTCATTTTCTTCTGAGTTTAACGGCGAAACTGAACAGCCATTAGCTTTTGCTTTGATTGAGATCACGGTAGAGTACTTAACCATAGAAGGATTACCGGAGACTGCAGCATGAAAATGACAGTTATGGAACAGAATTCTACTCAAATTAAAGTCCATCCGACTAAAATTGATGAAATGTTAGCTAAAGGATGGGTTATAATAGTAGAAGAACAGGCGGGGGAAATTACCCCCGACGAAGACATTGATTTTGACGATTCCGAGGAGGAATAACAATGGCAACTCATAAAGGATCAGAGGGGACAGTAAAAGTAGGTGCTAATGCAGTTGCTGAGATTCGTTCCTATTCAATCGAAGAAACCGGAGACACTATCGAAACTACTTCGATGGGTGATGCAGCTCGCACTTACACTTCTAGCTTGACTTCTTGGTCTGGCAGCGTTGACGTGTTTTGGGACGAGACTGATACTACCGGCCAAGGCGCTTTAAGTGTTGGTACAGAAATTGTTTTGAACGTTTATCCTGAAGGTGATGCGTCTGGTGATACGTACTATTCCGGTTCAGCTATTGTTACCGGGGTTAGCATTAGCGGTTCTTTTGATGGCTTAGTGGAAGCTTCAATTTCTTTCCAAGGCACTGGCGTATTAGCTAACCCCACGGTGTAATCTATGAGCGTTCTTGAGAAAGCTAAAAGCCACTACAAAGCTAAGCTAACTGCAGAGCCTACGAAGATAGAAATCCCCGAATGGGAAACCACTGCTTATATTAAGCCGGGGATTAATCTACACCAACTAGGCGAGATCATGGAACTTAGCCAAATCGGTAAGACTGCAGATGCAATGGCGCTTACTCTTATTTACCGGTTGGTAGATGAGCATGGAACTGCCATTTTTAGAAAGCCGGACCGTACAGAGCTTATGCGTTCTGTTGACCCTGATGTCTTAGCTCGTATTGTTGGAGAGATTAATGGCTCCGACCCCGACGAGGATGACGTCGAGGGAAACTAAAAGCCGACCAAGACTTACAATTTAAGTATTTTCTTGCAGAGCACTTAAGTAAGACGGTCGGCGAAATCAACGAGATGGACGTTCGTGAATACTACGGATGGCTGGCTTGGTTTAAGATGAAGAGTGAGAACAATAATGGCAAACGCTAATTATAAAGTAAAACTAACAGCTCAAGACCAAACCGGCAAGGCTTTCAGTTCCCTACAACGCAGAATGAAAAGCGTTGGTTCTAGCCTTCGTGGCGCAACTACTTCCGTAGCTAAATGGGGCGCAGCAACAGTGGCTGCAGTAGGAGCAGCCGGCGCTGCTTTCGTTAAAATGCGTATGGAAGCTGTGGACAACATAGCTAAAACCGCGGACAAACTTGGTGTAGCTACCGATGCTCTTGTTGGCTTACAGCATGCCGCAGAACTCTCGGGTATGGGCACCGAGCAGTTCAATAAGTCTTTGCAGAATTTAGGCGTTCAAGTAGCTAACGCTGCTAAAGGTACTGGAATCGCCGTACGCGCACTAGATGATTTAGGTCTTAGTGCTTTTGAGCTACAAAAACTTCCCTTAGATCAGCAAATGTTTGCAGTTGCAAAAGCAATGGAAGGCGTTGAATTGCAATCAGAAAGAGCTCGTATTGCTTATGAGTTATTTGGTGCACGAGGCGTAGGTGTCTTGAACATGATGAAGGGCGGCGCTGAAAACATGAAGCAGATGTCTGAGGAAGCTAAGAAATTAGGCATCGCTATTTCTCGTGTTGATGCAGCGCAGATAGAGCAAGCAAACGACGCAGTGACTCGCGCCAAAGGCGTATTTACTGGTATCGGTAACCAATTGGCCACAGCGTTTTCTCCGATCATCGAACACGTTGCCAACATGTTTCGCCAATCTGCTTTGGATTATGCTGACTTTGGCAATATCGGTAATACTGTTACTAAAGCTCTTGTTCGTGGCTTTGGATTTATTATGGACGGAGTTCAAGGAATAAAAGCAGGATTCTACTTGCTATCCGCAGCTTGGGCAGATTTTGCTAGCTTAGCAATGCGGGGTATAGCCAATATAACCAGGGCTTTTGATCTTCCCATAGCAGCATACAATAAGCTAGCTGAGGCGCTAGGATGGGAGCCTATTGACAATACGGTTAGTATATGGGCGGATCAAGCAGCAAAAGACTTAGAAAGACTTGCTACTGAGAATTACGCTAAGTTCCAAGATATTGTTGCACAGCCACTTCCGTCTGAAGGCATTATGCAAACCTTCGACGAGATACAGGTAAAGGCTCGCGAGACGGGCGAAGTCATAGCTTCTAATTTAAAGCCTGATGCTGCTTACAACGACCAAGCTCCTCCACCAAAAACCTTGTCTAACTTTGAGAAAGCTAAAGTCGAAGGCGCTAAAAAGCTAGCAGAATTTGAAAAGAAAACAACAGCGGATAAGACGAAATTTGTTATCGGTCAAGCAGCTGCTGAATTGTCAGGCGTATCTAAAAATAGCAAAAAGCTTTTTGCTTTGCAGAAGACGATGCAAATCGGCCAAGCTATTATGAACACCTATACCGCAGCAACAAAAGCTTTGGCATCTTACCCGCCTCCACTCGGTGCAGTATTTGCTGGCTTAGCAGTTGCTACTGGTTTAGCTCAAGTTGCTCAGATTAGAGCACAATCTTTTGAAGGCGGTGGCTTTACTGGTCATGGTGCTAGAGCAGGTGGACTTGACGGCAAAGGCGGTTACATGGCTATGGTTCACCCGAACGAAACTATTATAGATCACACTAAAGGACAAGGCGCTTCAGGTGGTGGTCAGCAGGTTAATGTTAGCTTCCAGATTACTGCTAATGATACTAAAGACTTCGACAGACTGCTTAATGAGCGCAGAGGTATGATCGTTTCAATGATTAACAGATCGCTAAATAATAATGGTCGGAGCCTTGTATAATGGCACTTTTTCCTTCTACTCCCAGATTTAAAAGCGCTAATGAAAAGCGCAAGCACTATCAATTAGTTAGTGAATCTATTAATGGTAAAATTCAGGTCCGAAGCTTAGGTGCTTCTCGTAGGTCTTGGCGTTTAAAGTGGCCACCTATGACTAGGACTGAGTTCGACACGGTATACACTTTTTTGCAAACCTTAAACGGGCAAGAAAACACATTTACTATAAACGTCCCTGATCCCTTGGTACCTGGCTCTGATGAAACGGTTACTTGCCGTTTAGCTGGTGAGCTCCAGGAGTACAGTATTGGCGTTTCTAGTTTCGTAGAGTTTGAACTGGATATTGTAGAGGTGCTTTAATGGCACGTGGTATAAATACGAGTACTAAAACCGCTCTTAGTTCTGATTCCTTCCGCTTAGCTACACTTATCACCTTTAACTTTGATACTGTTATCCGATTAACCGATTTTGGCAAAGACTTAGTAGTTTCCGCCAACACGTATACGTCGTCGGGGCACTTAATTGACATTGGTGATATGTCAGAAAGCGCTAGGATTCAGGTAGGGAGTTTAGAGCTAAATCTTTCTGGCGTAGACCAAGCGTTTATTAATTTGTTTCTTTACGGTGCTTACCTGGATGTTGGGGTAGCTATTGATAGGGCAGTTATTGATACTAATGACGCAGTTGTTGGGTCACCTTTTACCTATTTTGATGGTAGAATCGTAGGATACAAGATAGAAGATAACAAACAAACCTCTAATCTTGTGGTAGAATTAGCATCACACTGGAAAGATTTCGAAAAAATAAATTGCAGACGCACAAACAGCAATTCACAACATAGATATTTTCCAGACGACAAAGGCTTTGATTTCGCATCTAAGTCTATCGACAGTATAAAATGGGGGCGTGAATAAATGGCTTTTTGGGTATATGCTTTAGCCGGTCTTTTAGTCGCCACCACTTATCTCGAAGCTAAAAAAGCTCAAAGAGCTGCTAAAAGAGCCATGGACGCAATGGCAGGCGTTCTGGTTAACAAAGAATCTAACATCGAAGCTATTCCAGTTATTTACGGTGAACGTCGTGTCGGCGGTACCAGGGTCTACATGACTACTGCTGGGAGCAGCTACAAAAACGAATATCTTTATATTGCCCTAGCTTTATGCGAAGGCGAAGTTGAAAGCATTACGGACATTCGTTTAGATGACACACCCATTACTGATCCACGTTTCTCTGGATTAGTTCAATACGAAGTATTTACCGGTACGGACAATCAGACTTCTAGTTCTGTGTTGCTTCAGTCTTTACAAGAATCAGACCCTACTAATTGGGATCGTTGGATTAGAGTACCTCCTGCCTATAAAGATAATTTTTCCCTTAATGGCGTAGCTTATATTGCTTTGCGATTGGAATGGGATCAGGATGCTTGGCAAGGCGTTCCAAACATCACCGCTTTAGTTAAGGGCAAGAAAGTTTATGATCCTAGAACTTCTACAACTTCTTGGTCAAACAACCCTGCTCTCTGTATTCGGGACTATTTAACTAACGAGCGCTATGGTAAAGGACTACCTGCCTCGGCCATAGACGATACTCTATTTAGTCAAGCTGCTAACGACATTGACTCGTTTTCTGTTACACCTTATTCTGGTGGTTCTAATATCCAGTTGTTAGAGATGAACGCCGTTATAGATACGGATTCTAAGATCTTCTCTAACCTGCAGCAAATGCTTATGGGTTGCAGAGGCTTCATGCCTTACTCTTCCGGTAAGTACGGTCTAATTATCGACCAGGTAAAATCTTCAAGCTTAACTTTAAACGCTGACAATATCATTGGTGGTATTGGTATTACCGGCGAGAGTAAAGAGGGCGTCTTTAACCAGGTCGTTGTTAAATTCCCTGATCCAAATACCGATTGGCAACCTAACAACGCTATATGGCCTAATCCCTCTTCTGACAACCTGACTTCTGTAGATAACGGATCAGGCGGATTTTATACTGAAGCAGAGCTTAATGCCTTATGGGTTGCAGAAGATGGCGAAAACCTGATAGATGAAATAGATCTTGATCACGTATCTAATTTCTATCAAGCACGAGATCTTGCTCGAATTTACTGTTGGCGTAGCCGTAAAAACTTAGTTGTTAATGTTAAAGCTGACAGCTCTGCTATGGATTTGCTCGTTGGTGACACGGTATCGATTACGCATCCTACTCCTTCTTGGACTGATAAGCCATTCCAAGTAGAAGACATTACCCTGAATTGG